GAGCAGGCAGTGCTGCACGAACTCCGTGCCCTGCACCTCGATGTTGTTGAACGTGCTGCGATCCAGCTGCTGAATCAGATGGGGCGGCACATGGAAGATTCGGCAGCACTCGTACACGGAGAATGCCCGGCTCTCCAGCATCTGGGCAGCCTCGTTGCTGCTGCTTAGCTCTTTGGCCGTAATGCCCGCAGGCAATACAGCCGTTCTGAAGGCTCGGTCGCTGCCTCTGTGCATTCGCTCCCAACTCTCACGCAGTCGCTCGGCCGCGTCTGTGGGAATCGGGTTGCTGCTTTCAAGGATTACGCCAGGGCGTGCCCCGTTGCCAAAGTACGTAGCGGCGTGCGCCTCAAGAGCCTGCGAAAGACCAAGCACATTCTGAAAGAGCTTATAGGTAGGAATCGGCTTGATGCCGTCTTCGGTCGTGAATCGCAGGGCGAATATCTGCTCCTGGCTGTAGATCGTCTGCTGGCCACTTGGCTCGCGGTACCGATACCGCAGCGTGCCGTCACTCAGCCGCTCAGCCTCCATGCGGCTGGAGTGCAGCGGCCACAACTCAGACACAGCACCTCGAGCACCTGGGCGGATCTCGGCGTAGCTCGCACCGTAGTGCAGATACATGCCAGTCATCCAATCCCGAAACTCTTGAGCCGTCTGCCACGGGTTTGGCTGCTGGTGCAGGAGCCGATAGACAGGATGGCTCGTGGCCTTCTGTTTCCCGCCGTTGGCCATCCGCTCGTAGATGTGCAGCGGCAGGGCAGATACCGCATCCGATATGACGCGGATGCAGGCCGTGTAGGCCGAGCACGCCATGGAGTTGTCAGCGTTGACGCGAATGCCAGAAGGCGTGCGGCTGGAACTTACTTCGGGCCAGTCGATGCCACGCAGGTCGAACATCTTGAAGTCGGCGGCGGCGTTTTCGCTCATAGAGTCACGATGTCCCAGGACTGTTCCGGCGTGGCTGCGGTTGCCGTTTGCCACAGCCCGATGGCCATGACCAGCGACACGATGCCGTCTATGCGTTCTGTGCTCTTGGCCTTGCTCGGCTTAATGTTTCCGGCTGCTGAATCCTGCTGAATGGCCACGTTGGAAGCCTGCCATGACAGCACTGGGTGCCCGCCGTGCAGCACCTTCCCGCTGACAACAAGGTTCTCCAACTGCTTGCTCGGTGCCGACATGGAGCCATAGCCCTGCCGAAAGTCTGACATGGGAAGCCCGTCGCCTTGCAGTAACTGCTGGCCAAGTTGTGCGCTATTCCAGGGATCTAGGCCGATGCCACGCACCTTGTACTTTGAGCAGATGGCGTTGATGTCTGAACGCACCTGGTCGAAGTCGGTGACGTTGCCATCAGTCATGTTCAGATGCCCCTGCCGATGCCACGTCAAGTATGGCACTTTGTCGCGTCGCTCTCGCTGGTGGGCGTTGTCGCTCGGGATCCAGAAATGCGGCTCAATCCAGAACGTGCCATCATCTAGCGGGAAGAGCAGCACCAGGGCTGTGGTGTCAAAAGTCGTGGCCAAGTCCAACCCGGCCCAGCACTCTCGGCCGGCCAGATCAACGGGGCACGGCTTGTCGCCTTGGGCCCAGTGATCCATCCGCAGCCACCTAGTTGACTGTTCCGTCCATTGGTTCAAAAAAAGTTGGCGAAAAACATTTTCATAAGTCGGCATCTCAACCGCTCGAGCACATTCGCTCCGCAGGAAGTCCATGCGCACGGAAACGCCGAGGTTTGGATTGGCCTTCTTCCACGTCTCTTCGGCTTTCCAGTCATCCGCAATGTCGGCCGCATAGATGGCTGGCAGGAACGTCTCGTCTTTCACGGTGCCGGCGGCCACAGCCTCAGCGTATTTCCAGATTTCCCAGCAGACGCTTTTGCGGTCAAAGCCTGCCGTGGTGAGCGCCACCGTCAGCGGCTGACGCCGAGCACCTTGGCTGCTGAGCATGACTTCCCACATCTCGCGGTTAGAAACGTGGAGCTCGTCAAAGATGACGCCGTGAGCGGAGAGCCCATGTTGAATACCGGCCTCCGCACTCAACGCCTTGTACGTTCCGTGCGTCGCCTCTCGCACGATCGCGTTGCGGTACACCTTGAGATGCTGCCTCAGCACTGGCGACTGCTCGACGTAGACGCGGGCCATGTCAAAAACGAGCCGGGCCTGATCGCGTGAGGCTGCGCAGGAATAGACTTCACAGCCGGGCTCGTTCTCCATCAGCAGCTTGAGTGCGATTCCCGCGCATAAACTGCTCTTTCCATTTTTGCGCGGAATCGCCAGCAGGCTGGTGCGGACTTTGCGCACGTCGCCCTCTGTGGCAAAGAGCTTTCGCACGTAGTCCTGCTGCCACGGCTCAAGCGTGAACGGCTTGCCGCCGAGCTCGCCCTTGGCGTGCGTCAGGTGCTTGTGGAAGAAACGCACCGCCAGGCACGACGAGCACTTTTCGCACGGGTGCTCAAGCGAACATGCGAGCGTCTTCGTCGTCTTCTTGCGGGCCATTCTCTACCGCCGAGACTCGGGCCAGGGCAGACGCCGTTAGGCCAAACTCAGACGCGAACTTGAGCATCGACGTGCGAGCGTCACGCTTCCGAGTCCACGCCGGGTGATTGCTTACCCTACCCCGATCGTCCATGAACGTGGCCCCGTTGGCCTTGAGCTCACGATCTGCCTCAATCATGTCCGCGAGCGAATCGCAGTAAGCGGCCAGCGTCTGCTGGTGCCTGGGGCTCATGACCTTGGACGCTTCGAGCATGGGCACGATCCGCTCCCACTCCTCGCGGGCGAGATCCGAAAGCCAGTGCGGAGCAGGCGGGATGCCAGGAACCGCGTCGATGCCGGACTTGTGCGGGCCTCTAACTCGAGCCCCGCGAAGCTTAAGTAACGGTTTAGGAGTCGGCTTGCGGCCCCTACCCATGCCAAACTCCCAATTTCAGCCCCGCGTGCGTTTGAGGAAACCGTGGGGTTTGTATCCACGCACGCCCTAGAGATCCGACCTACCCTACCCCTGCCCTCGTTTCCCGCAGCGTCTTGCGTGCGTGGCACGCAGAGCACCTGGCTTGCCCGTTAGCCACAGCGTACCTATCGCCACCTTGGCTGATGGGCACGACGTGATCAGCGTGCATCTCTCGCCCGTAGGCTACGCGGCCACAATCCACGCATTGCCAGTGGCATCTGTTCAGTACAGCCTGACGCCACTTCTTGTGGGCCTTGTCGCAATAGCCACGGGCTGCCGCGTTGGGTCTGGCGCTGTCGTCTCGCTGAAGGCGGGACGATCGCAGACGCAGCGGCCTATGGCTGGGAATCTTGGTAGGCACGTCTAGCTCTTCAGCATCACCACGCCAGCGGTGCCCGTGCTGTTGGTGGTGGCCGAGACGATCTTCAGGTACTCGGTTCCAAACACTTCGTCGGGCAGAGCATACGCCCGCCCGTCCGTACTCGAGGCCGACAGGGTGAGGTCAGCCACGCTGCCATCGGACTTGTAGAGTCGGCGGAAGGTTCCGGCCGTGCTGGTGCCTACCCACATCTGGAGCGTGCTGGCGTTCGTGCTCATCGTGCCCAGCGACACTACAGCACCAGCTACATCACGCATGTCCAGCGTGGTAGCCGATGCTGTGGCCGTGTGCAGCGTAATGTCGATGTCTCGGTTCTTGCGGCTCAGAATGTTGTCGGCCATGGGTAGCTCCTGGGTGTGGTTATGGTACGGGAATCTGCGGCAACTCTTGCAGTTCACTAGCTCACAGGGCTAGGAGACTCTGGCACCAGTTGCGGCACGGCGTCGGTGGCGAACTCAAGGTCGGCCAGCGGGATCACCTCCACGCTGGCGAAGTTCGTTGCGTCCAGCCGTGCGAATCCGGCTGCATAGATGCCGCCTTCCGCGAGGCACTGCGGCAGGATGTCGGCAACGTGGCACCACCGGCCATCGGCTAGGGCGGCAGGGTACACGGTGCAGCGAGGGTCGCCGTACCATGCGTGGAAGTTCAGCATCTTCTGAGCCAGCGGCGTGTCGAACACAATCGCCAGCGTCTGGAGCGTGGCCGTGTCTGGCAGCGGCTGCAATAGGAACTCTAAGAGGGTCATACTCGCCCCATTGCGGATTGGAAGGCTTGCATGGCGGTGTTGTAGGCGGCCACCTGAGCGGCTGTCATGCCAGCACCGATGCTGTATGCGGCCATTCGACCGTTGTAGTATTCAACCGGCCCGTTGCGCGCGAAGACGAAGAAGGGACTCGCGCCAGTAGTTTCGGCAGTGTTAACTTCGCTTGTGCCGATAGACACAGCATCGTCGTACAGGGTCAGGAGCGTCGTACTTGTACGGCTTGCCAGAATCAATCCGCCGTTTGTGTTGGTACGGTTATTCGCAAACGCGCTGTTTGCCTTGCCAAGTTCAGTCTGTATTCCGTAGTTGGGTGCAGTGGAGCCAAACAACTGAAGGAACAGGCGATAGCGATCCGTCACGCCGTTAAACAGCACGCCGAGTAGAGTTCTTGCCGACGCAATATCCTGCGTGCCAGTGATGAACGACGATAGGTGGCAGTTGGCAGCACCGGGAAGTTGATCGACGTTGAAGCCAGTGTTCAGATACTTCGTTGATCCATTCCCCGTGAGCCCGCCACTGGCCCCCGTCTCCGCGTAGTCGGTGCCGACGCCGACGAAGGCGTTGTTGGTGTCGGTAGTGTTTCCATATTGCGTGCCGCCCAGCGACGGCCCTCTGAACAGGGGGACGAACGCACCTTGGAAACTTCCGCAGAAAAGATTGAGCCGGTAGAAGCGGTCGCGGATGCCAGCAGATGCGATAGCCGCGCAAAACTTTGACACCGCCGACAGGGTTGATCCTGACACGGTGCCGCCGTTCGATACCACGCGAGCCGCCCATGCCGCAGCTTCCGGGTGAACCGTGGCTCGCGGCCGCAGTAGTCTCGGGCTCATCGCCATGGCTTAGTTCTCCTGCTGTTCCGTTGCTCGAGGCTGTAGCGCATACAGCAACCGCGTCTGCTCGCTCACTGCCTTGCTGATCTCGCGTTGCGTTTCG